CTGATGCGTTGGATCCTTGAGAACAGATCCAGCAGGGAGATGTACTCGGAAGCCTATCTTGCGGCTCAGTACGCTCTTACCTACGGCTGGACTATCTTCCATATCACTTGGGATCAGCAGACATCTATCCGCAGACAGAAAGTGACCATCGACGATATCACCGCCATCTCGGAGATGTACAAACAGGAACAGCCTGATTCCGTTCTGGCTAACCTTCCTGAGATGATTGCCAGTGGTTCCAACGACGAGTTTTTGGCCTCTCAGATGATGACCCTGATGAATGGTGCCACGCTTGCCGAATGCCGCAAGATGGTTATCGACCTCAGAGAGAAGGGCCACGCCGAGATCGAGGAGCCTTACATCTTCAAGAACTTGCCCTGCGTCACCGCTCTTAAGCCGTACGATGAAATCACCTTCCCGCAGGAGACGGTAGATCTCCAGAGGGCCAGAGTCATCTTTAGACGCACATTCATCTCGGAAGTCGAACTAAGATCTATGGCTGTGAACGATGGATGGGATGAAAAGTTCGTCGAAGCCGCCGCCCAGACGCTTGGGAAGTCGTCGATGTATAACGATCCTAGCCTTACTCCAGTCACCAATGTCCTGACGACCAATGTCTGGCGTGGTAAGAATATGATCGAGATCGTCTACGCGTACGCGAGACAGGTCAACAAGGACGGTATTCCTGCGATCTACTTTACGGTTTTCTCCCCTCAGGTAGGCGACCAACTTTGGGCGAAACACGAAATCCTTGATTACTACCACGGCGAATATCCTTTCGTCGGCTACTCCAGAGAAGTCACCAGACGCCCGATTATGGAGTCTCGCGGCGTTCCTGAGGTAAGCAGAACGGATCAGGACGAAGTGAAGGCACAGCACGACTCGCTTCGCGATAGAACGGCGATCGAGACGCTTCCCCCTATTAAGGTCGCAAAGCGTATTGGTGCGATCAACAGAATCGGCCCTGCCGTCCAGTTGCCTGTCACGACGAAGGACGACTACTCGTTCCTTGAGCCTCCCGCTGGCAATCCGCAGATGGCTTTTTCTATGATCGAGCGTGTGGAAGCCCAACACGCGGCTTACTACGGACTCACTTCCAAGTATGTCGAGGATGTCAGATCCCAGTTGCTCCAGCAGACTATGGTGAACGGCTGGCTTATGGCTTGGACTGAGATCTACCAGCAAGTCTTCACTCTGGCACTCCAGTACCTCACCCCAGAAGAGAAGGTTAAGATCTGCGGTGTCGATCTTCCTGCCCGTGCGACCGACATCCACGGCGGCTTTGACTTCATCGTTAAGTTCGATGTCCGCGAGGTTGATACCAACCTTGTAATGGAGAAGTTGGACGCTATCACCAAGTTCGTTATCCCGCTCGACCAGTCTGGCACCGTCGATCGCACCAAGTTGGTCACTATGATTATGGAGACTATTTCTCCAGATGCCGCGAAGGAACTCATCGTCGCAAACGAACAGGCATCTCAGAAGATGTTCAGAGATGTGCAGACCGACATCGGCCTTATGTTGCTCGGCAACGCCCCTGCTCTCGTCGAAAACGATCCTACTGCTCCTACGCGGTTGCAGTTGGCCCAGCAAATCCTCCAGCAAAATCCGAAGGCCCAACAGGCACTACAGGGAGATCAGATCTTCCAGCAACTGTTCCAGCAGTATGTCCAGAACTTGCAGATGTCCGTCCAGCAGGAACAGAACAAGCAAGTCGGTCGCACGGGCGTGGCCCCGCAAGGCCCGAACCTTGCCGATCAGGTCAAGAGCCTTATCGACTCTGCCAAACAGGCAAATACGGCCCGCCAAGGCGGCGTCGCCGCTGGCACCGACGCTGTAGGCGAACAGGTATCCCAGCAGAGAGCCGCACAGTCCCAGCAAGCCGCCGCAGAAGGCCAGCAAGGCGGTCAGATCGAGCAGATGATGGTGCAGTTGATGGAGCAGGGTATGTCCGAAGAGGAAGCCATCGCCACCATCCAACAGCAGATGGGCGGCGGCGGTCAGCCCCCTCAGGGTGGCCCTCCTCCTGAACAGGGCGGTCAACCACCGATGATGTAATCTATGGACGATCTAAAGCCTACT